GCCATACTATCCCTCCACTCTCCGGGCAGTGATTTTTCCAGAGAAAGACTGGTTGAAGTTGAGCGTTGCCCGGTAAATCGTCACCTTCATGTTGTCGCGGAACTCGTTTTCCTGATACACAATGTCATTCACGTCAATCTCTGGGTTGCCACGGGTACTGTACTCATACTCAATGCCTGCTGCATAGTAGTCAGCAATCCATTCAGCAAGGTCATTCGCCATCGTCAGGTCAGATACCAGCGGGTTTTCCCACTTCACGGTCTTACCTCTCATATTGAGAGTCCGTGTAGCATACTGCTCAACGATTTTCCATCTGTACCCCTGAACTTCCAGAGTGTATCTTCCTGTCACTTTGTATCTCAGAGTCACGTAGTAGTTGCCCCACGCCACCACATCAGCCAATCCCTGTTGTTCATCCAGCAATGCGTAGTACCCGTAGGAAGGGTCTTGCATGTAGTAGGTGACAACCTGTCCCTCTGTCACATCAATGTTTTCATGCACAAGGTTCTCAAGGTGATTGCTTTTCTGGTAGGTGTAGCAAGGAACGATGACCTCTTTGACCAACTCCTGCTTGATAGCTTTCGGGGAAGAAGTCATGTCCTTCTTCGTCATGGTGAAGTTCGTCACATCACCAAAAGCGAAATGGTTTACCACAATACGGTTGTACGGTTCAGCCGTACCCGTGAACTCAATCTCCATCTTGTCAAGGTCATCAAAGTCATGGAGGATGACCATGTTCTTCTCAATGGTTTCCGTCACGGTGTACTCGTCCACCAGATTTCCCGTGTTGTAGGTTCTAATCACAATCCCGGAAGGAAGCGCATGACCAAATTCAAGCTTGATGCCGTAGTACATGCAGATAGCTTCCTGAGTGATAGTCAGAACAGGGTTGGTAGTGAATTTACCCGCTCCGTCAGACTGCACCTTAGATACATAGCCAGTGTTGACTTTTGCGTTCCCGGTATTGCGGGGCAGGAAGAACATACCGCCATCTACCACGGTATAGCCTGTAGCGAAACTTGCGTATTCGCCCTTGCCGTCCGTGTTCAGAACATTCGCCACATTCGAGTACGGGGCTTCACCATTGCTGCTGATAGTAGCCAGAGGGTTGAAGTTGGACTTAATCTGAATAAGTCCCTCTCTGGACTGGGATAGAACGCAGCGGCAGGCATTGGCGATAATCTGTAGTGCTTCCTTATGCTTCACTCGCGGCAGCGGGTTCTTCGTGTACAGGGATTTCAGACGCGGGTCAATGTAATACTCCGTCAGTCCTGCTTCATTCAGAATTTCCACCGCAAGGTCAAAATAGGTTTTACCGTCAGGGTCATACAGACCCTTGTAATACTCCGTATCCATACTGCGGAACACGTCTTGACAGCGGATAGTGGCAGTGTAGTCATCAGACTCCCACTCCGAACAGATAAGGTGATTGCCCTTAATCCATTCGATTTCACCACCCGGTATCTGGTATCCGTAATACACATCCATCTCCTGACCTGTTTCCAGGAAGTTGATAGCGGAACTCGGATTGTCCACGTTGAAATACTTATCGTAGTTCTTGAGGGTCACGGAGAAATCAATCTGGGGAATATCCGCTCCGATAGGGGATACATAGCTTTCCAGTGTGGAACCCATAACGGAGTCATTGTAGTAAACCAGACCGTAACCAAAGCGGATAGAGTAGATACGCAGTCTGCTCTGGGTATTCTTCATCCTGTAGAACGTCAGCGTCAGTTTGGAAGTGTTTGCGAACACTTCTTCCGTAGTAAATTCCTGCTGGTCATTATCACGGAACTCTACTACCTGTCCCTGGTCACTCGCAATGTCAAAGTCCACCGGGTAGTTCTCACCGAAATTGATTGTGATACCCTTGAAATCCGTAGGTATCATGTTCAGGTTGATGGTCAGCGAAAATGCGCCATCAGAAATCAGGTTCTTACTGGTAATACCCGTATCGTAGTAGCCGCCAATCGCCTTATCGCTTCGGGGAAGGAAGAACATGGAACCGTCTACCCGCGTGAAGTTTTCCTCAAGCGTTGCATAGGTTGTACTATCCGTCCTTTCCCCAAAGATGTTGTTGACGTTGGTGAACTTAGAGAAGTCACCATTTTCAATACGGGCTTTCGCCTGTGCTTCCTGATTGATAAGTCCGAAAGATAGCATGATGTACCCTCGTTCACGGAGAGTCTGTTTCATGCTTGCCTTATAAGCGTCAGATACTTTTTGCATGTCATCACTCTCCCACGTCAATCAGGTTCACACGGCAGTTACGGTAATGAGTGGGCAAGCCGCTGTCATCTACGTAGTAGGGTTCGGCAGTTCGGTCACCAGGGTACATCTTGAGAGTGATGAACTGGTTGGTAACCGGGTCTGGGAACGTGACGTAGACAAAGAAGTTAGAGAGGATACTTAATATCCTGCTCCATTGCTCCGCAGTCAGCCACGCCCACTCAAGTTCATTCAGCTTATACTGGTCACGTCCGATACGCTGACCAACTACCGTACCATTCGCATCACGTCCAGCGTCTACGATTGTGGTAACGATAGGGGCTACACCACGCTTCGGGGACGGTAATTCGTACCCGTTGATTGCCAGATATGCCATTGTTCCGTCCTCCTTTTACTTAGTGAATTTGAACCCGTCAGCTTTCTCCTGGGTAACAACCGCATCCTTGATGGTCTTGTTGCCAATCTGGACAATGGTTTCCTTGTTGACCAGTCGCATAAGCAGGTCATTTTGCTCACGCAGAAGTTCATTCTGCCTTGCAGTAGCTTCATATACGCCCTCACGTACTCCGTCCTTAATCTGGTCAGCCGTAGCAGCACCAGAGAACTCCATGCTCACACGGTTGCCCACTGCGTCTACCCAGTCATTCACGCCTGCAACTGCGTATGCTTCGCGGGTATTCATTCCCTGATAGAGAGTGTTTGCCGTCATAAGCATTGCAGAGATTGTGGCGTTAGTACAGGTAGTCAAATGAGCATTGATAGCGTTCCAGTACCCGGCGAACTGTGCCATACCGTCCATAATGGAACGGTGCATAATCTGTCCCAACTGGGACTTGTTCAGCACTTCGGTTCTACCATTTACATGACCAACCAGTTCCGCGCCAGCTTCGCCAGCAACGAACATACTACCGTGTGCGTTCAGTGTACCGCCTGCATACTTCGGCACGTTGCCCCACATTTCAGTGAGGTTTCCGTTAATAGCACCGCCAGACTTAAACGCCTTAACGCCACCATTCGCACCAACGATACCGCCGTTTGCCAGTCCAAAGAAGGACTTGATGGAACTCCAACCGCTCTTGAACAGAGAGATACCAACCGATACGGAAGTACCAATCCAAGAGGACAGGCTACTCCAACCGCTCTTGAACAGAGAGATACCTACGGACACTGTGCTACAGTTAATCCAGTTTTTAACGGAAGTCCAGCCAGACTTCGCAAGGGAAATCAACTGGGAAATTACAGGCAGGTTGCCAATCCAGTTTTTGACTGTAGTCCAGCCACTCTTTGCAAGGCTAATTGCCTGACTCAAGGTAGGAATGTTACCAATCCATCCCTTGACGGTTGTCCATCCGCTCTTAATCAGACTGATACCCTGGTTGAGAACCGGGATGTTACCAATCCAACCCTTGACGGTCACCCAGCCAGATTTAATGAGGGAGATACCCTGACTCAAAACTGGAATGTTACCCACCCAGTTCTTGACAGTAGTCCAACCCTGCTTAATCAAGCTGATTGCCTGGTTGAGCGTAGGGATATTACCTACCCAGTTTTTCACAGTAGTCCACCCGGACTTAATCAGGCTGATACTTTGGGACAAGGTAGGAATGTTACCAATCCATCCCTTGACGGTTGTCCAGCCTTGCTTGATAAGAGAGATTGCCTGGTTCAGTGTCGGAATGTTACCCACCCAGTTCTTGACAGTAGTCCAACCGCTCTTGATAAGAGAGATTGCCTGACTGATAACCGGGAGTCTGCCAATCCAGTTTTTCACCGTAGTCCAGCCCTGCTTCACCAGCGCAATAGTCTGGTTGAGCGTAGGCAGGTTTCCAATCCAATTCTTGACTGTAGACCAGCCAGACTTGATAAGGGATACCGCCTGAGATACTACAGGGATATTTCCAATCCACTTCTTAACAGTAGTCCAGCCCTGCTTCACAAGGCTTACAGCAGCGGAAAGACTTACGCCGTTTTCCGATACGCCGTCCCACCAACTGCACACATCATCCCACCAGTCAGACGCAGTGTTCTTCACACCTACAAAAAACTCTGCAAGTGGACTGTCACCAAACGCCGTGACAAGGGGCTGAACAATATTGGTATTGACCCACTCACCAATAGCCTTGAACGGGGCAAGGATGCCATTCAGTAGACCCTGAATAATGTCACCGCCGATTTCAGCCATAACCGTAGACGGGCTATGAATACCAAACAGGTCTTTGAACCAGGTTACAAACGGGTCAACGATATTGGTCTTAATCCATTCGCCGGGGTCAGCAAAGAACTCCGTAATACCAGAACACAGACCGTCCCAGAGGTCTTTACCAACCTGCTTAATGTCAGCCCATACGTCCTCACCCAGAAGGGCATTACAGAACGGGTCAACCATGTTGGTTACAACCCAGGAACCAATGTCTACCAGACCCTCACCAATCCACTTCAAGAGGTTGGAACCAGTTTCTTTCCAGTTCTGACCCTTGATTTCCGTATCCCACCAGGTCTTAATGTCAGTACCAATACCGCCAAAGAACCCGCCCAGGAATTGCACACAAGAGCGGATTGCCGTTCCAAGTGCTGTGAATAGGCTTCGTGCTACGCCAGACCAATCAATGTTGGAAATAACGTCCTTGATACTCTGCCAGACAAAGCTACCCAGTTCAGACCAGTCATACTTGTTGAACCACTTAGTTGCTTCATCGAACATGCCAATGACCAAATCGCTGAAACTACGCGCCAGCAGACCCCAGTCCAGACCTGTAATACCTCCGATAATGAAATCGGGAAGAATAGTTACGCCCTTCGTAATCAGTCTACCTACGTACTCCCAATCAATCTGACCTACCGCACCGTTGATAAATTCAGCCAGCTTCGTACCAATATTGGTAAAATCAACTGTGTCAAGGAACCAGTAGAGCGTCTGGATTGCACCGTTCAGACCGTAGCCTAACTTCTCACCCAGACCGAACCAGTCAACCATGTTGACCATCTCATTGACCTTCTCACCCAGGAGCGTACCCAGGGTTTTCCAGTCTGCGTTGTCAAACGCTTCCTTGAGTCGGTCAGCGAAATCACTAACATTACTGTCAATGGGAAGTTCTTCAAACATGGAACCGTAGTCGGCTCCACCACCGCCACCACCGCCACTGGAACTGTCATTCTCCATAATCATGTTCAGTTCATCAATGCCTGTAGTGGCGTTTTTGATTTCCTTCGCTGCATCCGCAGCCGCGCCACCAGCACCAGACAGTGCTTCACCGTAGGAAGTTGCAGACTTCTTCGCCGCCGTAAAAGTGGACGCACCAGAGAGTCTTGCAACCAACATGTTAATGTAGTTCAACAGGGTTGCGATTTTTCCAATCACAAAATCAATAGCCGGGGCAAGTGCGTTGATAATAGGTGCAGACATAGCACCCAGACTATTCTTGAGGTACTGCGCGTTTGTAGCCAGACTATTCATACTCGTTGCGAACTGACCGCCCATGATGTTGCTGTACTGGTAGAGGTTGTTGATACCCTCCTTAAAAGCCTTAGTCAACTGGGCAAGCGCAAATCGGGCAAGTCGGTACATCGCAATACGCTTCAAGCTGGACATAAATTGCCCCAGTCCTGCGGTATGCTGCTTCATGGCAGACGCGAACTTCGCGCCAAGATTTTTAGGAATACCGATAGTCTTTTGCATCAGGCTCTTTGCAGCAGAACCCGCGCTCCGCAGACCCTTAGTGAGTCTTTGCAAAACTCCAACGCCTGTAGAGAACCCCTTAGAGAACACACCGCCAATGCCGTTCAGCACACGCTTGAGCATATTGACACGCTCCGTAGCCTGACCAACGGTCTGACTGACTTCCTGTGTCTGGCTGACTGCCTGTTCCATACCGCTTGTGGCGGGAGTAACGCCTGCATCCGTTCCCGTAGTAATCGTATCCGGGACAATGTTCTTCGGCACACTCACCTTCGGGATTTTCACATTACCAATCTCTTGCAGGTCACGCAGGGCTTTACCCAAGTCCTCAACGCGCTCTACATCAGACAATGTAATGTCTTTCAGTGCTGCACCAATGCTGCTGATACGTTTCGCAACGGTACTGGGAATATTCACGTCATTCATATCTTTCAGGGCAGTACCCAGACTTACAATCTTGTCAGACTTGAGTCCGTTCACCGCAGTAGTCAGCCGCTCAAGCTGCTTTACGGAAGAACCCAGACCCAGACCGCCCTTGAGTGCCTTTTTCAAGCTACCCAGACTTTCAGTCAAAGCGTCTATACCCTTAACGCTTTCCTCTGCTTTCGTTTCAATTTGAAACTCAAGACCTTCCATCTCAATCCCCATTGTCAACTTCCCCTCCTTCCTTTAATTTTTGTTCAAAGCGTTTGTTGAAAGCATCCACCATGCGCTTCATGGCTTCCTTACCATTTTCAAGCATCTGCTTCTTCTTACGTTCATCATGCTCCCGGCTACCAGTAGCGGTAATTGGAACAGGTTCGGAACGGAAGGGGAAGGGCTTACCCTTCTTACTAAGCGGGTTAAATACTGGGGACGCATCTATCAACGCTTCGTAGATATATACGGCTTGTAGCCACAGTTCGGTGTTCTTTTGTTCCCTACGCAGTTCATCAGCCTTACGGTAATACTTCACCATGTCAGCAGCCCCATCCCAGTAATCGTGATAGGACATGCCAAGACTCATGTAGTAACCGCACAGTTCCTCAAACTTCTCACCTAACTTTTCTTCGTAACGTGAAATAGGGGACGGACGGCTTGTGCCGCCGCCCCCATAGTCATCCGCAGACGGCAAACCCGTTACCAGCTTGCCATCCAATCCACGTTTTTTGCAGAGTCCTCAGGTTCCTGCATGAGGGACGCGATAGGCTCGTTGTACATCTCTGCCAGCTTCTCAATAAGCTTGTCCTTATTGGGCATGTTGGCGTAAATGTCATCAATCACGTCCTGCTTTACAAACCTATGGTGTGCCTTGAAAGCACCTGCGAAAAGCGCGGGGAGAAGGGTCATAGGACGGTCATCAATGTTTCTTGCGACAAACCCTTCATCCTCCATCTGCTTGATTGTTCTCCGGGTAAATTCCAGAGTGTAGTCCTTACCTTCGTAAGTAAAGTTAATCTGCTTAGCCATTGCTTAAATCCTCCAATTCTTGAAATTGAGTGCGCCCAGCGGCTTACTCATACTTGATGACAGTAGAAGGGGCAATCATAATGCCCATGCCGCGAACCTCGTTCACGCCACCGCCAGTGACACGGACGGAAAGCTGACCAGTGAAGGAGAACTTACCCTCACTACCAGTAGGAGTCACAGTGCCGTCAGCCTGTTCCTCACCGCCGAACCAGACAGCGTAGCCCTCATACTTGCGCTCAAGTTCCTTGAGGGCAAGATAGCCAGTGTGGTCATAGTTGGTGTTGAAGTTCAGACCCTCGTTACCCTGGATACCCATGATGAAGGTCTGCATACGGTCAGACAGAGTGGTAGTTTCCAGCATCTCAGGGTCAGTACCCAGGTCAGGGAACTCCGTAATGTCAACCAGCTTCTCATACTGTTCAGCGTCAGCCTTCTTGTGCATCAGGAAAGTCATATAAGTGCTTGTAGCAGCCATTGTCTTTTACCTCCTATAAAAATGTGTTCCATCAGTGGCTACCCTGTACCGGGCAACCAACCTGTAGATTGTTGCATCCTCCATGTTCGGGACTGGGGTCAATGCCAATCGCTTAAAGTTCATGGCGAACAGAGTTTTATCAATCTCATTCATGATGGTCTTGCACTCTGTTTTCTTACCCTCTGCCTTATTGGAGTACACGTTTACTTCAAACATGACCTGTGCCATTTCAGCACTCCCGGTCATACGTCCAGAAATTACCGCGTTATCACTCTGGGTGATACTCACGTGAGGAAAACTGGAAGGGGCTTTCACGTAGTCACCCGCAATATCAATGCCGGGGAACTTCTCACGTAAGACGGTTGCAACGCGGGTATAAACCTCGTTTTCGCAGTCAATCATACGTACACCCTCCTTGCGATTTCCTCAAATTTTTCTTCCAATTCACGGACTGTCTGATACATACTCATGTTGGCAGGGTTACCGTAGGTGTGAACTTCCCCGGCATGTTTACCCTCTGTGATAACCTCACCGTGGCTTCCGGGTTCACCCGTGTAACGCCAACCCTTTTCCAATCTACCAAGTTTGTATCCGTACTCTCCGCGAACCATACCGTGTTTGCCAGCTTCCGGGTGATTGTCGGGATACTTCACGCCTGTACCAAACTCAATAAAGAGCGTTGCACCGCCAACCGCAACCACAGCAACCTTATACTCTCCGCGTTCTTCAACGGAACACTTCACGTCATTAGTGCCATCGTAGACGGCTTGACCGAACTTTGCATTTGCAATCTCAGCACCTTCATCAGCCAGTGCTTGCAGGAACTCTTTGGTCTTAGTGGTCAACCACTTCTTATAGTCCTCAAGTTCCCTTATTGCCTGGTCAATGCCTGCGCTGGTGAGTTTGACTTTAATCACGCGCTTCTTCACGATACCTTCACCTTACTTACTGCATACGATATGGCGTTCAGGGACTTTGCTACCCGGCGCACCGTGTAGTCATAAGTCGGTTTCCCATCTTTGAACTCAGGCTCCTTGTCGATGAACAAGACCGTATTTTCATCAATGGGGCAGTCCATATCATCAGTAATCAATACCTTGTCATAGGACTCCAAATTGCCAAACATCTCCACCTGCGCGTACCCCGTTGCCGGGGACACACTGCACATCAATTTGACGGGTTCAGCATACCCAACGCCGTATTCACCTGTTTCATATCCGTTAGCATCCAGCAAAGCTTTCCGCTCCTGATACAGGCAGTAGTGAACGGGGGTCAGGTTTCGTTTCATCAGCTTCATGTCAGCACCCCCACCATCGGGGTAATGCGCCGCAGCAAGGTAGGGGGAATATCGCCATCCTCATAGGAGCGGGACACACCATTTTCACTGTGCGCCGTTTCACCCTCCGCGCCGCGCTTGTTAAGCATGTACGCCGCAATCTCAACCTGCACCGTATGGTAGGGAGTCGGCACTTCCTCCGCTCCCGTCCCATACGGGTATGCTTTTGTCACTACTACATTTTTAGCCAGGGTGAGGTAGGTAGACAGCACGTCATTATCCGTTTCACCCGTCATGCTTTTCAGCATTGTCAGCTTTTCAGCATCAGTCATGTTGTCCACCCTCCTTCCTTAGTTACGCACCTGCGCCGGGAAACTCAGCAGCGTTAGCCACGTAAACGCTACGGCTGTAAGTAGGCTTCTCAAAGGCAGTGGAAATGCCAGTGAACTTACCGTGATACCATTCGGGACCGTGGTCAAGACCAATCTGACCGAACAGCTGATACTTCTCACCTGCGCCAGTCTTAGCAAGCTGCTCCAGGAAGAAGTTGCCCTTGCCGGGAACAGGCTGATACACAGGAGCGATAACGTCCAGGTTCAGAAGCAGCGCAGTACCAGCAGGCAGGCACTCACCCAGATGCAGGTAGACAACGCCCAGAGGGGTAATCACGCTGGACAGTGCGATACCGTTAATCTCACGGGCAGCGGGAACCACAGTCAGACCATTCTGAACAGCGTCAGCGTTAATCTGGAACAGAGTGACCGCATCGCACCACAGGCACAGACCGTCAGTAGGAGCATTGGCACCATAAATCTTCTTCATCATGTCAGCAATGTCCCACAGACCCAGGGGCTTGCTGCCCATCGCAGTGACATTGGAAGTGATAGCGGGAACCAGACCACGGGTCTTGTTGGCTTCACTGTCCTTAGTAGCCTTATGGAACTCACCATTGATGAAGGTGTACTCAATGTCGCGGTTCACCTTCTGGATTTTAGCCGCAACCTGGAAGTCCAGTTCGTTCATGGGATTAGCCTGCTGGTTCTCAATGTTGATACCAGACAGAGTACCCATGTTAGACTGCTTCGCATAGGAAATGCCCACGGACTCCATGAAAATCTGGGTCACGTTGGTTTTCTGCTCACGGGTCACAACGGACGCGTCAGGAGCAGTCAGAGAAGCGGTTTCACTGATTGCAGGCTGAGAACCGTCACCGCCAGAAGTGTACTCCTGACCAGTAACGAACTCTACATGGTTCGTGGTTTTCGCCTTACTACCAATGATGGAAGAAAGCGGGGTACGCACGTTACCCTTGTTGAACAGCATACCGCTATAATTCAGTACGCCGAAACTGGTTGCAAAAACGTCAGCCATTTTGAATTACCTCCAAATCTTATTCTTTGCCTGCATCATCAGCCGTGTCCTGGGCTTGCAGGCGGGTATAGTATGCGGCAGCGGTAAAGTCACCGTTTGCCTGTGCTTCGGAAATCTTCTTCGCGTAATCCATACCGCCAGTTTCAGAACCCGCAGCAGGACGGGGAGTCTTACGCATCTGGTCAGCCTGGATAATCTTCTTCTGGGCTTCAAGGTATTTGGACTGATTTGCCATAACCTTATCCATGTCACCATCCACCATAGCGGCAGCGGTTTCATCAGCCAGCTTTTCATCATAGCCCAT